ACGCATGCGGTGGAACACGTCCATTGAGCACATACGGAATGACAGTGTCAATTCCTAAAATCACTGCAAATTCAACTGCCGCAACAGTGGCAGAAGGCGGAGATCCAACAGCAACTACTGCGATTACTTCCAGCTATGTGAACGCCACAGTTATCAAAAAAATGGGCTTCCAACGCTATTCAGTAGAATTGCTCGATCGGTCAGATCCCAGCTTTTATGAAATCATGTTGGCAAATCTTAGAGATGCCTATGCTCAGGCAACTGACGCGTATGTAATCGCTCAGATCACTGCTGGCGGAACTCAAGCTACTGCAACTGCTGCAGATTCAGCCGGATTGATTTCATTCGTATCAACAGAAGCACCAGCTGCATACACTGCAACAAAGCGCACTGCTAAGTCATTCGTTTCAGGTACTTCCATCTGGGCGACGCTTCTCGGCGCAACTGATACAACAGGACGTCCAATCTACAACGCTGGAAATCCTATGAACAACGCAGGATCTGCGGTTCCAACATCAATTCGCGGAAACGTTCTTGGTCTTGATTACTATGTAGATCCAAACATGGTAGCAACATCAATCGACGAATCAGCATTCATTATCGAGCCACGTTCAATCGAAATCTTCGAATCTCCAGCTCTAACATTGGCCACAAATGTGCCAACAACAGGCGAGATTGAGATTTCACTTTACGGTTACATCGCAGCTCAAGCCGTCTTCGCAGGCGGACTTCGTCGCTTCAACCTAACCTAATTAATCATGGGCTAGGTGCGCTCCCGTATCTAGCCCAGCAGCTCACATAAAGGAGACAGAGATGCCAGCAATCATTACCGTAGCTAGTCTTCGGACGGTTCTTGGCGTCTCTGTTTCTCTTTATTCAAACGATTATCTTGAAAGCATTATTGATTCAGCCGAGCAGGTAATTCTGCCGCTATTGACTGCCAATCAAAACTCAGTCGCCGCCGTTTATCTTCAAAACAATGTTGCCTATTACATAACACAAAAGCCGAACACATTTGTCGCCGGTCAAAGTGTTGTCGTTACAGGTTGCGTTCCAGCTACATTCAACGGAACACTGACAGTGACTTCAAATTATTATGATCCATTTCCTTACTTACCTTTCGCATATCCGGCTCCATATTTCTACTTCACGGCAGCTATAACAAATAGTGACATTACATTCCGTCCAGTCATTCCTGGCGGCGTAGTTTATCTATCTGGGGCAGACGCGGCCACGCTCTATGCGAATACCGACGCAGTCGAACAGGCGGTCACCATCGTCAGCGTTGAGATATTCCAGAGCGTGGTCGCTCCAGGAGGTCAAATTGAAGGCGTAGATTTTCAGCCATCGCCATATCGAATGGGTCGATCACTGCAAAATCGCGTCATCGGTTTATTAGGTAATTACATCGACGTCTCAACGATGGCCATGTGATGCCTACGCCAACAACTATTGCAACAAACGTCAGAGGCACTCTTGCGACTGCTCTCTCTGGCGTCGTGGCTTCTGTGTATAGCTCACCTCCAGAGGCAGTCATTCCGCCGGCTTGCGTAATCGTTCCAGATTCGCCTTATTTAGAAACGACGACAATCGGCAAATCGCAGGTACGCGTGAAAATTAACTTTGTGGTCACTGCGGCCGTTGCTTACAACAACACGGCCGGAGCACTCGACAATCTTGAGCAGCTTGTTATTAGCATTATGGCAGCGATGCCAGCAGGTTACGAAGTCGGAGACGTTCAACGTCCGACAATCCAACAGGTCGGCGCGACCAATCTACTAGTGGCGGATCTCTCGGTCAGCACTTACTACACACAACAGACAATATAAGGAGCAAAAAATGCCAACAACAATCGTCACGGCGAGAGACCTAGTTTTAACAATCGCCACAGTGAACTATGACGCACAAACAACGGCCGCAACGCTAGTCAATGCGCCCGTCATTACGACTTATCAAACACTCGATGGAAAAGCCTATAAGCACATCGATGATCAGTGGACGCTCAACCTTGAGCTTCTTGCAGACTGGGGCGTTGCATCATCACTCTTTGAAGCAATGTGGACTGCTGCTGATACTGCTCCAAACACAACTTTGGCCGTGTCATTCACTGCCGTTACTGGCGCAGTCTTTACATGCAACGTGTATCCAGTATTTCCTTCCGTTGGCGGCACTGCTCCAGAAGCACAAACAGATTCTTGGGCTATGTTAGTCGATGGCAAGCCAGCCGATACATTCAGTTAATCAATAGAAACGGGAGCAAAGAATGAGACTACCAATCACAATCGAATACACATCAGGCGAGTTCGGCACTTACACGGCTCAGCCGCCAGAGTGGGCTAAGTGGGAACAAAAGACAGGCAGCACAATCTCGCAAGCGCAGGAGAAGATTGGAATCTCTGATCTTCTCTTCCTTGCGTGGAATGCGATGAAGCGTGAAGCTGGTGGCAAGCCAATCAAGGGCTATGAGATCTGGTGTGAAACAGTAGCCGACGTGACAGTCGGTGACGTTCTCCCAAAAGTTACGCCGCCGGAAGCGTAAATCGAATCCTTGTGGAGTTAGCAATAGCCACAGGCATTCCGATGAGCGAATGGACGACGGCGGAGCAGATCTATACGGCCTTCGAGATACTGGAGAAAAAGAATGAGCGACAAGGTTGAGATTGCCTATGACAAGGCAGACCTTCGTCGCATCACTTCGGCATTCAAGGCGATGGACGGAGCAGCTACTGATGCAGCTAAAAGAGAATCGTCAGCTCTTGCAGAGTTTGCTCAAGGCAAGATTCAGCAAAAGGCGACCAGTCGAGGCGAGGCCGCCAATCGAATTGCCAGTGGTTCCCGTGTGTCTAAATCTTCCAAGATTGGCGAGCTATCTTTCGGCTTCGTAAGTCAGAAGTTCTCAGGCGGAGCAACGACAAAGGATCTTTGGGGCGGTACAGAGTTCGGATCTATTAAGTTTAAGCAATTCCCAAAATGGTCAAACTCTAAGGGCTACTTTATTTATCCGACACTCCGCGAAATCCAGCCAGACTTGATTGCAAAGTGGGAAAATGCTTTCGACCGAATCTTGAAGGAGTGGTAAATGGCCGGACAATCGCGCACACTCAAGCTCTCGATTCTTGCTGATGTAGATCAGCTCAAGAAATCACTGGCGCAAGCTAACGGAGACGTGGATAACTCTTCATCAAAGATGGGCGAGTTCAGCAAGAAAGCCGGCCTAGCATTCGCAGCCGCCGGCGCTGCTGCTGGAGCCTACGCCGTCAAGCTTGCAGTCGATGGAGTTAAGGCCGCGATTGAAGATGAAGCTGCACAGATTCGTCTAGCCACTGCATTAAAGAATGCCACTGGTGCAACGAATGAAATGATTGCATCGGTAGAGAAACAAATCCTTAAGACATCTTTAGCCACTGGTGTGGCAGACGATAAACTCCGTCCAGCCTTGCAGCGACTTTCGCTATCAACAAACGATGTCACAAAGGCTCAGGATCTTCTCAATCTTGCTCTGGACATTTCTCAAGCTACTGGAAAGGGCTTGGATTCAGTAGCTAACGCACTTGGTAAAGCTTACGACGGCAACACGGCAGCTCTAGGCAAGCTAGGCATCGGACTATCGGCCGCAGAGCTTAAAGCGATGTCATTCGAAGAGACGCAGACCAGGCTTTCAGATCTATTCGGTGGCGCAGCAGCAGCTAACGCAGAGACATTCGCCGGACGCCTTGAGATTCTTAAAGTGACCTTTGATGAAGCCAAAGAATCAGTCGGTGCAAAGCTTCTGCCAATCATTCAGCAGCTTGTTGAGTTCGTGGTAAATCAAGTCGTTCCGGCACTTGGAAAGTTCGCTGATTTCTTTAAGCCAATCACAGACGCAATCAATAACAACAAAGAAGCCTTTACAGAATTTATTGGCTTTATTCAGAAGTACGTCGTGCCGGTTCTGGTCACAGTCTTAGGCGGAGCTTTCAAGGTAGTCGGCGAGATTGCTGGCGGCGTTATCAATGTTATCGGTGCGGTCATCAAAGGATTAAACGGATTGATTGCCGGAGCCGTTGCTGGAATCAATGCTCTGATTCGTGTCTATAACTCAATTCCATTCTTGCCTAACGTCTCACAGATTTCAGCTCCACAAGTCAGCGTTCCCACAGTCACAATTCCAAAGACGACTACTGCAACACCTAGCATTCCTACAATCTCGGTTCCAAGCGTGTCCGCCTCGACTGGAACAGGATCTACAACTACTTCCGGCGGTGGAGTAAAATCAGCCGTTTCTGGTGCAGCCAGTGTCGGTTCATCATCATTCCCATTCGGCACTTCTGGCGTTGATACGACAACACTTGCAGGAATTATGAAAGCTTCTGGATCTCCAATTAATGTGACAGTCAATGGCGCAATCGATGCCGAAGGCACGGCTCGCACAATCGTGAATGTGCTCAATGATTCCTTCTATCGTGGCACTGGCGGAGCCGGCGCACTTCAGGCCGTCTAATGACACAGTGGGCTCCAGAGTGGAAAGTCTTAATTGCAGGCATTGAATACACCGATGTCGTTCTAGCCAATCTTTCAATTACATCAGGGCGCACGAATATCTACACACAGGCTCAAGCCGGCTATTGCACTCTCAATCTCATAAATCTTAATCTTGGCGCTATCACGGCCGAAATCAATGACGCAGTCTCAATTCAAGTAAAGGACACTGCTGGCGCGTATGTGCCAATCTTTGGCGGAAGCATTGTGGACGTCGCCGTGACAGTTTCACAGACTGGCTCAGTGGCAATTACTCAGGAAGTCACTATCACGGCTCTAGGAGCCCTCTCAAGGCTCCAAAAGGTCTTAACTCTGGGAGTCTTGTCTAAAGACTTTGACGGCGATCAGATTTACACAATCCTGGAAGATTTACTTGTTAATAATTGGAGCGAGGTTCCAGCAGCTATTACCTGGGCGACTTACACGCCAGCGACGCAGACTTGGGCTGATGCAGAAAATACAGGGCTTGGCGAGATAGATCGTCCAGGCAATTATGAGCTGGCAGCGCGTGGATCTAATCAGACAATTACGTGGAAT